AGCCTGCTCTTTGGTGTAAAGTCCAGCCATAAACGTTTCAATAATGACCCGCTGCTCGTCCGGCGAAATCTTTTGTGATGCGAAATCACGCGGCAAATCAATGACCACTTTGTCGAGATTGTCCTCAACAGCATCCTGTGCCCATAACCCCTCGAACATGCCGCAATATAAACAGATTCGCGCGTATGCTGATTCGATACTGGTAGCGAGGCAAGCAAGAAAGGCGTTTTGTTCGCTGGAATCAATAGCCGCCTCGGTCGCTGATTTATTGCTCACTTGGTCGGTTTTGAATGAACCGCCCATAGCCCGTACTTTTCCGGCTAAGTTGTCAAAGTACCATTGATACCCCTCAAAGCCAGTATCACCACCGATAACCTCAGCAGTTACGCCTTCGGGCAAGTTGTTCACAATCCCCGAACCAGTAGCGATAAAGCCGCGCCCGTTGATTTTGCTGAATAGTGCGTGTTTTTGCTCTGTCCAGCCGCTTGTGTTGATCGTTGGGCAAAGGTTTCTCAAAGCTTCTTTGTGGTCAGCGCTAACGGTGTATGAGTGATAGGCCTTATCCACGATAGGCGATAGGTAGCCAAGCTCCATAGGCATTAAGCCACTAGTCAGTTCACCGTCTGCAACAATTTGAATAGGGAGCCATTTGAGTGGAGTGCCACCATTGACAGTAACAGGCGAACGCTCGCCCGCTTGGATTCCGTCCGCTGATTTAACTAGTTTTTGCTGATAGTAATTGCCTTTATCATCGAGCGCCAAAATCAAATAGCTGGTTACTGTTTCGCGCTTGTAGTTTTCTAGGTCAAACGTTGAGCCTACTTCCTGCAACATCAAAAACGCTAGTTGTAACTTTCCATTGATGCGGTTAAACCACCAATTGACTACGTTCTCGCGTGTGTATGACTTGATTGTCGCGCGCGGATTAAGTGCGGCTAGATCGGCTTTAGATAGGGCTGTGAGATCAACACCAGACAACCCTTGATAATCAGCCACTAGAATGCGCCACTTGACCTGTAAAACGTCATCAATGGAATCTGTGATCGAGCCGACCATTGACAGCCCGTCACCATCACAATCATTTTCTAAATAGCTCAGTCGGCCGGGTAACTCAATATTTGCCTCGCTGATTTTCATGCGTCCGGTCATTGACTGCAGCGTCTGACGGGGGAACTCATCGAATTCAGCGCTTGAAAGGTACTTGTTATAGGCCTCTTCTGACTCTGGCGACCCGTCATCTATCACACTGGGGTATGGCAGATAAGTCCGGCCCTTAGCTTTGACAAATGGCTCGCCCTTCACACCCGCGCGCATACGAACAACGAGAGGCAAAGCCGCGTCATATTGTTCGTGCGTTGTAATAGTCTGCAAAGTCATCTATCAATCTCCTAATAGGTTTTCGCTATTGTATCACAAGCCTGCGCGCTTGAAAGCAGCGGCATCTAGCTCTCTAAGTTCGGCAATTGTTAGCGGTCTTTGGGTTGCGTCTGTGAACTTACTTAAGCGCATACCGCCATCTTTGAATAGTTTGGCTTTGGTTTTTCCTAGGTTTGACTCAATAAACCAATCAGGCTGTGATCTAAGCCATGTATCGATATTGGTGCCTACTGGAATTTGGCCGACTTTGAAAACGTCTTGATCTTTTTTTCCGCGATATTTGAATTTCTTATCTGTGCGGTTTTGCTTCTTCTCAAATGCTTCGGCACCATCAGGCTGACCACCTACTGCTGCGCGTGTTCCGTCTGGTGCGTCTTGGCCCTCTACAAGATGCCCGATTAATGTACGGCATCCGTAATGATATGGGGGGTATCCAACTGGGTTTTCTTCTATCGGCCACCCTTTCGGATACTTTGACGCGATACCCATACAAATTGGCGTTGTGCGGTTATCGAATGTAACCACGGGAAACTCACGGACAATAACGTCAAGATTCGCCTCCGCCATTGCCCTGCGTGCTTGTGTTGCGTAGTGCTGTACGCCAGTTCTAGCGAGTGATTCGGCCTCGTTTTTGAGTAGCCCCTCGCTTACCATGCGGATTCGTCCGGCTATCTGTGAAACTGTTTCGCCGTTGGAATAACCAGCTTTTACCGCTGAGTCGTAAGCATTGCCCACGCTCATAATCTGCGCGCTCACGTACTCGCCCCAAAAACCAGAATCTACTTTGCTCCCAGAGTGTAACGTCATCAGAGATTTATCAATAAAGCCTTTGATCTGCTTGTCAGCTGGCGTTTTCAGTCTTTTGTCAGCATATCCACCAACTAAAGCCGCGTAAAATCCAGCTTCATACACCCCCATCGACTGAAGCTCTTCGGTAACTTCTGCCCATGCCGCTGCTGTAGTTTCTTCGGTTGCCTTTCTTACCGCAGCTGTGATTTTGTTTAGCTCGCTGGGTGATTTGATACTTTCCGCATCTAGTAAGATTAGGCGCGCGGCTTTGTAGGCTTCTGCTAGTGAAGGGTAAATCTTAGACGTTAATAGCGCAGTCGCTATGCGCTGTAGGTAAAGCTCATGGCGCTCAAAGTCATCTAAAAAACTCATATTAAATCCACCAAGGCCCTAGATAAAATTCTGATTAGTTCGTCCGGCTCGCCGTTGTAGGGTTCGCCGTTTGCCAATTGTCGCAATGTAACGATTGATATTACATGCACAGAGTCGCCCATGTTGATAACTATTGCGGGCTGTTTGTCTGCGAGTGATTCTATCATCTACGGCGCACCGGCGGAGCGTAGAACATCGGCAATTCGCTAACCGGCCATAGATAATCAACACAGTAGCCGATTGCAGTAGTGATGTGCTGATACTGGTTTTTTTGATCTTCTTGGAACGTTGAGCCTGTTTGAAGTTGCACCGTTGCAAGTCCTTTATGCGACCATTCCGCTGTTTTCGGGTTTACGTATAAACTCACTTCGCCGTTAGCTGTTTGAATCTTTGCCCGTACCGCGTTTTGTCGGTCTTTAATCGCTGGATGCGCTAATTTTACTCGCCTTTCAAACTTCCATCCATTTTCCGACAACACCTGCTCAATGTCGTTATAGTCAGACATATGCCCATGCTTTTCACCCGCTCGCCCCGCTGGATCGCCGTATATCATTACGTTTTTGTTTTCGTGGTCTTTGAACTTCTCGACAAACTCTAGCGCGGATTGTTTTGATACCGCGCTAATCAATACTATTTCATCAAGCAGATAAAGCGAGTCATTGCGAATAACGCCAACGGATGACGAAAGAGGCGTGTAGTTTTGGTCGTGCATCCAATGCAATTGCTCATGAGGCTGGATTGTTTGTTCGGTGTAATTGTGTGGCCCGTAGTTTTCGTAGATTCTACCGCCTGCCGTTTCAAAGCTCGCCTCCCATTCCTGCTTGAATTGGCGCTCGCTCATTATCGATTTCATTAGCGCAATATCTTCAGCAGGTAGAATTTCTGAGCTTTTCCAGTGAAACACTTGAAAGTTTTTATCCAATCCCGCTTTGGCCTTCTCGCACAGATCATAGTAATGATTTAGGCCATCAGGCACCCCAAGCAACCAACACCATGCGCGGTGATCAGGATCAAGCGGGCTGACAGTGTTGAGCGCTGGCAGAATGTTTGCCTCCCATGCCTCGCTCTTTATGTCAGCAAATTCGTCAATGCCGCCACCCGTCCAAGGTATACCCTCTATCCTCTCAGGCTTGTCTAGGCCGATTACGTGAATCTCTGAACCGTTTGCTAAGTAGATTATTAAATCAGATTCGCTAGGCCGTTTTGGTTGCGCTGCGACAAGGCACATATCCTTAAGGTCTTTCCAGAATATCTTTTTAGCCTGCCCGTATGTTGGTGCTGCTGCAAAATACATCCCAGTCTTTCGGTTTGCCTCTTTGACAAGGAATCGCTTGAATCTCTCCGTCTTTCCGCTACGGCGTCCAGCGGGTACTAGCGGAAATCTAACCCCAAGAGGAACCGCCTGAACTAGCGCGCACTGTACTGGGTGATCCTTTAGCGGATACCACCTAGCGAGATTACGCTGTACGGCAAGCGGTAATTGCGCGGTCATTAGTTTGGTTGCTGATTGATTAAATCGTGAAGCGCCGATGCTAGATCACCCATTCCGGTGCTTTCTTGCTCTTTCTCAAACGCCTTAATGTTTACATGACGCCCAAGAAGCTCAAGGTTTTTAACCTTATCCGGCCACTTT